GAAGGGTCCCCTTTCCTACGAGGGAGGCCCAAACCGCCGAAACGGCGAGGTAAGTCCGTGTAGAAGCCGTGCTTCCTGCCCCACGACCAAATGGTCGGGTGCAAGCATGCAACGACACGGCGAACTCGCTTAAAACGGCTCGGGCTTCCCCCCGCAATGGCTTCTGAAGGAGGACCGATCGCCGCCCAAACGGGCACGATCTGCTTGTCGCCCGGCATCCGGCTGGGACGGACCAAACCCCGAAGGGGGATGGACTCGGACCACCGGATCCCCACCACCGACCTCACGGAACTAACCGTGGGTGAGGGTCCTCGTAAAGAGGACGGCAAGAAATCCTTCATCAGAAGATCGCGCGGACCACGTGCAAGCTCAACACGATTACGATCGTGGACGAGCCACGCGCAGTCCTCGGTAAAGACGAGCGCTCTGTCAGAGACAAAGTGCTTGCCTGCCGAGAACTTCGCGCCACACGCGTGAGCAGCCTTGTGATAGGCGTCGATAGCTTTGATCGGCCAATGGCCAACTAAGTCATCGCCGCAGATCGCAGTGCGGTTCAACACGTGCTGCACGCAGGGTCCCGTGACGGAACAAGCCGCCTCACTAACCCAAAAGAGTTGAGTGAGAGAGAGGAGGCACCACGTGAGTGGGAGACCCATGAGGATCCCTCGCTCAGTAGTGACTATCTCTTCCCAGGGGTACATGATCCGCTGAGGTCCCGTAAGGTACTTCATCGTCTCACACGCCCAATCTGGGAGCGGCCGCGCTTCTAAGATGCCGTCGACTAGTGACCGAACAAGGTCATGGGGAAGGAGGTCGGAAGCCGCAGTCAAGTCGGAGGAGACTACTTTGTAGCCCTTCGAACGAACTTTGGTTCTGAACGCCTTCTCCACGGCTTTTCGGCTGTCGCCGGATAGCACCGTAGAGGAACGTCCGTCACGCCTGAGCCCCGCGAGGAGCCAAGGACGGATGAACTGGCCCATGGCCACCACCGGTCCCTTGCTCTTCGTTACTACACGGGTCTTCCAGCCTCTCTCCGGCACTGGCATAGCCATTGACAGAGGGATCCTGCAAGCCCGGTAGTCCTCCCACATCAGATCCAGGGAAGCTATCGAGACCATCAAGTCATCGTAGCCACCTGCTTCTAAGTCGGAGGCGAGCTCAGGGTGCAACTGCCTAAGACCCCGATTCCCCCAGCGGAAGCCCTTATCTTCGTCGACTTCAGAGCGTAGCTCGAAGATCTTCGATGATAGGCCGCCCTGTGCGCGAGTGAACTCGAAACACGACGAGGCCGACGTCCCCAAAGGGACAATCGGCAACACCGGATCGAGGAATTCACTAGCCCACTTGGCAGCAAATGCTTTCGCACGAGCGAGAATCGAGGGTGCGGTCTTGTAAGCAGTGGTTAGCGCATCACGATGACTAAGTAAAGACTTCGTTGATACGAACTCATTGCCCTTCGGAAGGGCCCTCCCGATGTAAGACATCTGGAGCGCCCTCTCGTCGGAATCGATGAGAG